TGCTTTCTACGGTAACAACGTAGCCAGAGTAAAAGCAGATGGAAGGTTAAAAGAGATACACCACGACCCTTCTTATCCAGTAGTAAGTGGATGGGATATAGGTTTTGATGGTACAGTAATCTGGCACGCCCAGAAGATAGGAGATGAAGTAAGAATAATTGATTGTGATATATTTGAAGATAAGGATATACCGTATGTAGTTAATAAACTCATACAGAAGCCGTATACTTATCAATATCAAATACTACCACATGATGCGGTTAAAAGAATGATAACCGATAAGAGAAAAACAGCTAAAGGACAAATTGAATCTTTAGGTTTAAAATGTAAAGTAGCACCAAGACTGCCATTACATGATGGTATACACGCTACCAGAAACTTAATAGATAGATCAATCTTTAGTACGAAGTGTGAAAGAAAAGTTAAACTGGGCAGAAGTAAAACAAACGCTTTAGATCTTTTAACTTTATACAGAGCAGAATTTGACGAAACTAAAGGAGTAACCAATACAGTCCCTGTCCATGATAGGAGTTCTCACGTAGCAGATGCGCTAAGAACATTATCTACAGGTATTAAAAATGGTAAAGCTTGGGAGGCAAAGATTGTACAGTCACGTGCAACCCACAGAGATCAACCTCTAGTGATTAACAAATGGAATCCATTTAACAGGAAATAATTAATTATGGCAACAAAATTTAGAAGAATAGAAGTAACTATAGATCAAGCAACAAATACACTAACATCCGAAATTGATTTAGGTAAAGGTGGTAAACTACAGGGTATTTATATGCCAGCTAGTTGGACTACTGCAGATCTAACATTACAAGCAGCCTCAGAGACAGGAGGAACATTTTTAGATGTATACGATGATGCGGCTACAGAAGCTTCAATAGGAGCAGCAGCATCAAGATACTTATCTTTATATCCAGATGTATTTGCAGGTATAAGATTTATTAAGATAAGAAGTGGTACTACAGCAACACCTGTACAACAAGGTGCAGCTAGAACACTTATCTTAGATATAGAAATCAATGATGGGAGAGTATAATGGGTATATTCAGTAAACCGGGAGGAGGCGGTGTTACCGCAGACTCGACAGATACACTAACAAATAAAACAATAGACGGAGATGATAACACAATACAAGATGTAGCTGAATCATCGCTGAAAACTGCGTCAGGAGCATCAGGTACAGTCCTAACATCTAATGGAGCAGGAGTAGCACCAACATATCAAGCAGCAGGCGGAGGAGCATGGTCTCTTATTACTAGTACAACAGCAAGTGCAGCAGCCTCGGTAGACTTTACAGGCTTATCAAGTACGTATATGGCTTATAGAATCGTATATAATAATGTATTTACTGATGGTGTAAAAAGAGCTATTTCAATACGTTTATCTACGGATAACGGAAGCACATGGCTTACAACAGGTTATGAGCAGTATATTGAAAGGGTAGATATAGATGCTGCATCAGTAACTAAGAATGATATAGGTGGTAACGGTTTAGCTTACGGTTTATTAACTAATACTAAACCTAGTGCAACAGGTAACTCAGTTAATGGTGTACTCAATCTACTAGCACACGATGTAGCAGCAAACCATACATCTTGGTTCGGAGATTGTATCATTAAAGACGAAAGTGGGAATAGATTTACTTACGAACAAAGAGGTTTAAATACTTCAGCTTCAGCAGTAGACGCAATACAATTTAGATCTGATAATGGTGCAGTAAATATTTCTGGCACATTTAGGTTATACGGATTAACAGCATCATAGGAGAAGCATGGCACATAAAATAGTAAACGGAAAAAAAGTAGAACTTACAGAAAGAGATCTTGAGCTTATCGAGATTGATCGTTTAGCTGAAGAAGAAAGAATAGCTGAAGTAGGTTATATAGATAGAAGAATAGAAGAGTATCCATCTATTGTAGAACAGTTAGATAAAATCTATCACGAAGGTGTAGACAGCTGGAAAGCAGAGATACGAGCTATCAAAGAAAAATACCCTAAACCTGAATAGATGAAGGTTAGGCAGTATGAAGATACAGACTATAAAACTATATGCCATTGGTGGATAGATTGGGGAATGGATATATTTCCTAAACAATTCTTACCTAAGAATGGTTATATAGTTTCTAGTGGTGGTATAGATTATGCAGCAGTATGGGTTTATAGGACAGACAGTAAGATTAGGTTACTAGAATGTTTTGTAAGTAATCCAAATGCAAATATAAGTATGAAATCATTAGCAATAGATAAGTTAATACAAGTTGTAAGTACTATTGCAACTAAACAAGGTTATATACTATGGTCTTCAACAGATAACATAAAATTAGGGGAAAGATTAGAACAACAAAACTTTGACCTAATAGACGAAGAAATGAAACATTATATAAGATATGAGTAAGAAATTTATACAGAAAGCAGTTAAAGCAGTGGCTCTACCTTTTGGTGGAGGACTTATTTCAGGAGAGGAAGCTAAAGAAGGTATAGCTCCAGGCTCAACAAGTAAGACAGAGTTACCACAGCTGCCAGAATTACCGGCAATACCTGGGATAGATCAAGCAGCTATAGACGAAGCTAGAGATCTAGAAAAAGAAAGACTAAGGAAACGTAGAGGTAGGGCTAGTACGATCACTAAGAAACCTAAAGGTATACTAGGTGCAGAGACAACAGGAACATTATTAGGGAGCTAGATGGCTAAAGATAAAATACAATTAGCACATTCATTATTAAATAACTTAGAGAAACTAAAGACTCGTAGATATAATTATGATGATGTGAACCAAGATATTACAGACTACGTACTACCTAATAGAGGTAACTTTAACGTAGAGAAGATGGAAGGAGATCAATTAGATAAAATTATCTTTGACTCTACAGCTATTACAGCAGCACAAAATTTAAGTGCAATATTGTCTAACGGATTGACAGATCCAAGTATGAAATGGGCTAGATTAAAACCTAAGAACCCGTTACTAAGAGAAAACGATGCTGTAATGAAATGGTTAGAAGAAGCAGAGAACTCTTTATTTGATACTTTTAATAGTTCAGAAACAGGTTTTGCTTTAGAGAATCACCAGTTATATTTAGACCTTATAGGTTACGGTACAGCTATTATGTATGTTGGAGAAGAGTTAGGACAACCTTTATTTCAAACAAAACATCTAAGCGAGATATGGTTAGAAGAAAACTCTAAAGGGTTTATAGATACAGTATATAGACAATTTGAGTTTACAGCTAGACAGGCTGTCCAGGAGTGGGGAGAAGACGAAGTAGGTACAGAAGTAAAGAATATGTATAATACAGAACCTCATAAGAAGATGAAGTTTTTACATATTGTAATGCCTAAGAAAGACTACCTAAAAATGAATGGTAGTATAGAAAGAGAATTAGAAAGATTTGAGTATATCAGTATTCATGTTAGCGAAAAAGATAAACACATAATGAGCGTTAAAGGTTTTCACGAAATGCCTTATATCGCTGTAAGATGGGTAAAGAGAGTAGGAGAAGTATATGGTATCAGTCCATCATGGAATGCTTTATCAGACATCCTAACTATCAATGCCTTTGCAGAAATAGATTTAAAAGCTTCTCAGAAGCAAGTAGATCCACCTATACTAATGTCAGATGACGGAGTTATAGCTCCACTACAGACATTCCCTGGTGGTGTTATGGTCGGAGGACTTAATGATGAAGGTAAGGAAATGGTAAAACCTTTTATCACTGGTCAGAATAATCAGAAGATGAACGAGACTTTACTGCGCTTAGAAGAAAAAATTGAGAAAGCATATTTTGTAGATCAGTTCCAAGAACGACAAGGAGTGCAACCCTTGACGGCTACGGAGTCTACACACAAGCAACAAAACAAAATGTTATTACTCGCTCCACAAACAAGGAGAATTGAAGATGAGTATCTAGCTCTTCTTATAGAAAGAGTAATGGCTATTAAAGCTAGAAACAATCAGTTACCGCCTAATGTTCCAGAAGAACTAATGGAAGGTGGAGAATTAGTATTCAACATAGAATACACTGGTCCATTAGCATTTATGCAGCAAAGTAATCAGCTATTAGCTTATAATAGATTCTTTGCTAACTTAGGTACATTCGTAGAGATTAATCCTAAAGTAATGGATAACTTTGATTTCGATAAGATTGTAAGAGATGGAGCCGTTAAAGCTGGTGTCCCTAGAAAAGAGTTAAAAGACGAAGAAGCAGTGGCAGCTCAAAGAGAAGCCGAAGCTCAAGCAAGAGCTATAGAACAGCAAAAAGCTGATATAGCAGCAGGAGCTGAAACAGCAGCTACGCTTAGCAAGGCTGGATTACCTATAACAGAATAAGGAGATAAATGGATATAAGTAACTTATGGAGAAAGAAAATAAAGTCCTATCAAAAAGTATTTGGTAGTGAAGAAGGGAGAATAGTTCTACATGATCTATACAAACTTTGTAAAATCAATAATCCAAGTTATGTAGAAAACAGTCCAGATAAGACAGCATTTAACGAAGGTGTTAAGTATGTTGCTTATTACTTAAAGAATACTCTAAAACAGTCTACCGCAGACATAGACAAATTTTTAGAGGAGTACGATAAGTCTGCAAAACGTAATATTTTAAAAGGAGTAAATAATGTCAGAAGATAATTCAGTGGCAGTAGATACTCAGGAAGTAGCTCCAATTGTACCAGCAGTTGAAGAAACAACTACACCTGACCTATTGAGCAATGAACCTAAAGACGAGGTTACAACCGAAGCACCAGCTAGTGAACAAACACAGGTAGCTTCAGAAGACTTCATTAATAGTGTTTCAGAAGAATACCGTGGTAAAATCACACAAAAAGGTTTTAAAGATGTTAATGACATCGTTAAAGCTTATGATAACTTAGAATCTAAATTCGGTAAAAGATTGGAAGATCTTACAGCTGAAGAGCTAAGAGACTTAGATCCTAAATTTGGTGCACCAGAAAGTGCAGACGCATACGAATTAGAATTGTCAGATGATATGGTTAAAGACCCTATCTTAGGAGACATCTCTAATGATTTGTTTAATGCGGGAATTCCTAAAGATAAAGCAGAAAGCTTAATCAAAGGAGTTACAGAAAAACTTAATGAACAACAGAAACTAGCAGAGACTAATGCAGTATTAGAAGCTGAAGAAAATGTTAAGACTCTTAAACAAGAGTTTGGAGCAGCATTTGATCAAAGAATTCAAGCAGCTAATAAAGCTTTAACTGAGTTAGGCGGACAAGATGCTATTGAAGCGATTCAAACAGCAGGTCTAGCTAATAACCC